CAAAGTTTCGGCGGCGGTCATTACGGGAGCTGTGGCCGCCGCTATGGCATCTCATTACGCCACTCAGCCAAATGAGGGTATAGATATAGTCGTTGCGTAATGCCTATGACTTACAATCTAGGCATCAATGGGCGCAATTCGAGATTTCTTCTTTCCTGCATCTAGGCCAATTCGGCAATCAGATGTAGAGGCTGCATTAACGCCAGTTCAAATAAGCGATTCTGTTTATAACATACTTGGCGGTGCAACGAATACGACAAGAGCTCTCGCAATGTCGGTTCCAAGCGTTGCTCGCGCTCGAAATATTATTTGCGGCACTATCGGTTCATTACCTCTCGAAACTTATAACCGAATTACTGGCGCTCATACTGATCCACAGCGCGTAATCAATCAACCCGACCCAAGAGTTGCCGGTTTCGTTATTTATACTTGGCTCGCTGAGGACATTTGGTTATATGGCGCTGGTTATGGTCAAGTCCTCGAGATGTATTCCACGACAGATGGCGGTCGCGTTCGTTCTTGGACTCGCGTTAGCCCTGATCGAGTCACAGTCGATACAGATTTCAAAAATACAACGATTACTGGTTATAAAGTTGATGGACAACCCGTTCCACAATCCGGAGTCGGTTCATTAATTAGATTCGATGGTGGCGATGAAGGATTTTTACACCGCGCCGGTAAGACTGTAAATGCAGCTGTATATCTTGAGAATTCTGCGCTCACTTACGCAAAAGACCCAGTTCCAACGCTGGCACTCAAATCGACTGGCACAAATCTACCGGCCGAAAGAATTCAATCATTGCTAAATGCTTGGCGAGCAGCCCGTCAATCTCGCGGCACAGCCTTCCTTAATGCCGATGTTGATATTCAGACAATTGGCTTTGATCCAAAGTCTTTGCAATTAACCGAGGCGCGTCAATATGTAGCTCTCGAATTAGCTCGCGCTTGCGGAATCCCTGCATACTTCTTGAGCGCCGAAACGACATCAATGACCTATTCCAACGCCGTCTCTGAGCGGCGCTCATTAGTTGATTTCTCACTTCGCCCAATTCTTAAGGCGATTGAGGAAAGGCTATCGTTGCCGGACTTTGTGCCAAATCCGGTAATGGTGCGCTTTGACCTTGACGATTTCTTACGCGGAAACGCTTTAGAACGCGCTCAAGTTTATGAAATCTTAAACCGCATCGGCGCAATGAGCGTTCAAGAAATACAAGAAGAAGAGGATTTAATTTCTAATGAAAATTAATCTACCAATGGCGATAACCGCTGCCGATTCAAATAAGCGGACAATCACCGGCAAAATTGTGACTTGGAATGAGAAGGGCAACACCTCAGTCGGCCCGACAATCTTTGCAAGCAATTCAATCGAGCTAAAAGCCGTCAAGTTGCTACTCGAACACGACCGCACCCGTCCAATTGGCAAAGTTATGGAATTTAGCGAAACGAAAGACGGCATCGAGGCGACTTTCAAGATTGCTAACACAATGGCCGGCGAAGATGCGTTAGTTGAAGCCAGCGAAGGATTGCGCGATGGCTTTAGCGTTGGCGCAATGATTAACGAATGGTCAAACGATAATGGCGTTATGAAGATTACGAGCGCCAGCCTTGAAGAAGTCTCGCTGGTCACGGATCCAGCGATTGATAGCGCCCGGGTCAGCGAAGTCGCTGCATCTGAGAATGAAGCACCCAAAGATTCTGAATCGGCAACCGCTGATGCAGACAAACCAACCGAAGGAGAACAAGTGTCAGACACTACCGCTCCAGCTCCTACCGAAGAAGCGGTAGAAGCTGCAAAGGTTCAGTCCGTTGAGGCAACTCGCCCAGCGTTCTACACCGCCCCTCGCATCGAACTTTCAAAAGAAAAGTATCTCGAGGCATCAATTCGCGCCAAAGTATTTGGCGATGAAGCGTCAATCCAATATGTCCGCGCAGCAGCAGACACAACCGACAATGCCGGTCTCGTTCCGACCCGTCAATTGACCGAAGTTATCAACCCATTAGCAAATGCTGATCGTCCATCCATCGATGCGATTTCCTCGGCAGTTTTGCCTGATGCTGGTATGACTTTCGAAATTCCAAAGCTGACTCAAGCGCCAACAGTTGCAGAAACAGCTGAGGCCGGAGCACCTTCCGATACCGACATCAATACTTCTTATCTTTCTGTGACTGTTAAGAAGTATGCCGGACAACAGACCTTCTCGGTCGAACTTCTTGATCGCTCAAGCCCAGCGTTCTTTGCTGAACTTGTTCGTCAAATGGAATTTGCTTATGCAAAGGCAACAAATGCAGCAGTTAGCGCAGCAATCGTAAGCGGCGCAACAGATGGCGGAAACCGCACTCTTACAGCTGCAAATCTTCAAGACTTTATTGCAGATGGCGCAGTTTCAATCTACAAGGGAACTCTCGGATTCGCACAGAATCTAATTGTTTCCCCTGAGCAATGGGGCGCAATTATGGGTCTCGTTGATGGTTCAAATCGCCCAATCTTCACCGCAATTAATCCTCAGAACGCTGGCGGTGCTCTTGCTGCTGGTTCTGTTCGCGGAAATGTTGCTGGTCTAGCTCTTTATGTAGATCGCTCACTCACAACCGGCTCCGGCGTAGGCGATGGCACAATGCTCATCGTTAATCCAGAGTCATACACTTGGTATGAATCGTCAAGATTCCGCCTCGAAACAAATGTAATCGCATCCGGACAGGTAAATGTTGCCTACTACGGATACGGCGCAATTGCTACAAAGGTTGCCGCTGGCGCTTACAAGTGGATGGTTGCTTAGTAGTAATTAATAGTGACGGCCAGTCCGCTCCCGAGCTGGCCATCACCCCTTAGTAGGAAGGATTAGGAAATGCCCTCGATAGTTTTAGCCTCTGAGCTGAGGACAATCTTGGGCGTTTCCTCATCCCTTTATAACGATGCTTATTTAAACGACATTATTGACACCAGCGAGAATTTAATATTGCCGATGCTTGTGACTTTTGCTTCCGATGTGAAAGCGGTCGCCTTAACCGACAATATTGCTTACTTTACGACTTCAACAATTCACGAATTTACCGAAGGCCAATCCGTAATAGTGACTGGATGCGGATCACCATTTAACGGCACTCACACAGTCACAGACGATGAAATAACTGATTATGTATTTACCGCAGCAATCACTAATGCAGATGTTTTGGCAAAAAATATTATCCCAGCCGGAAAGGCTACGCTTTCAGGCGCTTCCACTTATGTCGGAAATGCCAATGTCGAATCTGCTGTTTTGGCAGTCGCCGTTGAAGTCTTTCAATCACGAACCGCCGCTGGCGGACAAATAGAGGGAGTGGATTTCGCGGTGACCCCTTTCCGCCTCGGCCGCTCCCTCTTTAATCGAGTTGTCGGATTACTCGGGCCATATATCGACACAGAATCGATGATCGGCTAATGCCAGCAAGCACAATTTCCGGAGATGTCAGAGGCGCAATAGCAACAGCTCTTGCCGGTGTCACAGCAAATGTTTATGACTTTGTGCCGGAAGCGCCAATAGTGCCGGCCGTTGTTTTAGTTCCGGACTCGCCATATATGGAATTGGAAACTATTGGAAAAGGCAATGTGCGAGTCAGACTAAATTACACAGTCTCAGCATTAGTTGCATACTTTTCAAACGAAGCCAGTCTCGACAATCTCGAGAAATTGGTCATTAGTATTCTTGGAGCCTTAAACGGATCCAAGTATGAGTTATCAACAGTCGAAAGACCTACTGTGACTCAAATCGGAACGACAAACCTGCTCGTTTCCGATATCCGCTTGAGCGTCCGCTACGAGCAAACCGCATAAGGAGATCAAATGCCAACAACAGTAATAACTGGGCGCGATGTCACCTTCACACTTGACACATTTACTTATGATGCTCAAGCGACATCAGCAGTCCTTTCTTGCGACACAATTATCGAGACTTATCAGACCCTCGATGGTCGCGCTTACAAGTCCGTTGATAAGCAATGGACATTCACAATCGAGTTGCTTCAGGATTGGGGAGCTACTGGCTCGCTATTCGAGGCAATGTGGGCTGACGCAGAATCAGCACCTAATACCGCTCTCAATGTTTCGTTCACCGCAGTATCGGGCGCGGTCTTTGCGTTCACAGTTCTTCCAATCTTCCCAAGTGCCGGTGGGGCAGCTCCCGGAGCTTTGACAGATACTTGGACGATGACAGTAGTAGGAACCCCAACAGAAACCTTCAGTTAAAAGAAATCGGAGCATCGGGAGATGAAGTTAGACATAACAATTAAATACAGCAACGGGGATGTTGAGACTTATCACGCTGGCTTGCCGGAGTGGTCTAAGTGGGAACGAAAGACCGGGAAATCGCTTTACAATATGACTGGAGTTCAGTCTTATCAGTTAAACGATTTCCTATTCTTGGCGCATTGCGCTTATGTTCGCGCTGCCGCTGGCAAGCCGGTTAAGTCTTACGAAATATGGGAGATGACTGTTGATGAAGTCGTCATCGGTGACTCACAAGACCCAAAAGCTACCCAGCCGGAAGCCTCAACAGACTCTTAATTGATCTAGCAATCGTTTCCGGTATCCCGATGCAATATTGGGAAACAGCTGAAGATATTTTGACCGCGATTGAGATATTGGAGAAAAGGAATGGCAAATGAACCAATTTCCTACGATCGCGCAGAACTCCGGTCTATTGTCAAAGCTTTTAAGGCTATGGACGATGAAGCTGTTGATCAGGCTAAACGAACGAGCAATGCGCTGGCTACATTCGCAGCCGACAAAATCAAAGCCACAGCCTACGGACGCACAGTCGCAAGTGCGGCGGTCAGGCGCGTTGCCGAAGGTGTCCGCGTATCGAAATCAAGCAAAATCGGCGAATTTTCTTATGGATTTGCGGGTCAGCGTTTTAGCGGCGGTGGCACTACACAAATACTCTGGCCGGGTCTTGAATTTGGATCTAATCG